ATGAATCAAAACGAATACGAATTCAGAGTGCTGGACCTAAAAATTTCGCAAGCCATTTCACTGTTGAAAGAAAACAGAGAAAACGCCGAACGATCCGATTTTTACAAAACCATCCCCGAATGGGTAACCCTCGAAACTGCCTGTAAATTAAAAGGCGGCGGAGCTTTTTTAACCTACAAAACGAAACCTTTTTTACAGCCGTGCTGCGGAACGAATTTTTGTTACGTTTGCGGTCGAAAAAGCTGGAACAAACAGGATGTCATCGAATGGCTGTCGGTAACGGATCACAGCCTGAAAATATATGCGCAAAAATACGGCGTAACGATACCGGAAAATTACGCCGGAAGGAGTAAACAATGACAGATTTAAACAAATTTACGGCGACGGGCAGGGTAACGGCAAACGCCGAACTCAAGTACACATCATCCAATACGGTGTACACAACCTTTTGTATCGCGGTAAACGAATCGTATAAAAAAGACGGCGAATGGAAAGATAAAGCAAATTTTTTTAACTGTACGATTTGGGGAAAGTATGCCGAATCAATGCACAAACACTTGATGAAAGGCAAACAGATTGCAATCGAAGCGAAATTGAACCATACCTCGTGGGTAGATAAAGACGATAACCGGCATAATGATGTCGTTCTGAATATTCAAAATATTGTTCTTTTAAGCGATCCGAAAAATAAAATCCGAAATACGGCGGACATCAATTCGCCCGAAGAAGAAAAACCCGACAGCATCCCGTTTTAAAACAGAGGAGAAAAAAAACGATGGCGAAAATAATAACCGTATCGAGTTACAAAGGCGGGGTCGGAAAAACAACGATCATAACGGCAACGGCTGAAATCCTTGCGGAACGGGGATATAGCGTCCTTGGAATAGATTTAGACAGTAACTGTACGCTTACTCGGTGCTACAATAAATTATTTCAGGATACCACATCAAAGAATTTATTGTCGGAAACCGTAGCGGATTTTAAGGGTATATACCACGCAAAAGAAAATATCGACATTATTCCGTCCTGTCTCGAAAATAATTTATTAAATAATATTATGGATATCCAACTGAAAATCAATTTGCAAAAAACCGGGCTGAAAGAAAAATACGATTATATTTTAATCGATCCGCCGGGACATTGGTGTTCGCATACACGCAACGCGGTTTTTTGTTCCGACATTTTGATTTTACCGGGTACGTGCTCATCGTTGGATTTTTCCGCAATTGAATTGTATTTCGATATTTTGAAAAGCTGTTGTATCGAAGCCGATACCTACGTTTGTATAAATAAATCCAATACAAAAACAAATGAACCGGGCATAATTGAAAAATATCAAAATACGTTCGGCAGCTTTTTAATTCCCGGCTTCATACCTGACATCAAATCACTTAAAAGGCTGACAGAAAACGTAAATTACCCGATCAACGCAGCTGTAAAAAAACGCCTTGAAAATTATATCGATTATTTTATCACAGGAGATAAAAATGCCTAAACTCGAAAATAACGGATTAATTCAAAAAATCAGCCTTGCCCAGATTATTGATACCGGAAACGTCCGCGAAAATTATGAGGACATCGAAGAACTTGCGCAATCAATCAAAAACGACGGATTAATGCAACCCATCGTTGTAAAACGCGCGGGAACGGATCGCAACGGTATTCAGCAGTACGAACTCATCGCCGGACACCGCCGGAAAAAGGCTTTTGAATGTCTTTGCTCCAAAGGCGACGATTTCAACATGATCGATGCCGTCATAAAAACAGGCGATAAATTAACATTGCAATTAATTGAAAATATTCAACGAAGTGATTTAACCGCTGCCGAAAGAGAAAGCGGACTTGCCGAAATGCTTGCCACCGGTATATCGCAAAGAGAAATAGCCGCAAAACTTTCAAAAACGGAACAGTGGGTTTCAAAACATTTGGCTGCACATAGAATTCGAAAATTTTTACAACAGCAAAACATTGACACCGAAAAATACGAAACCACGACACTGAATTTGTTTCGTACAGTCCCCGAATCCGATTTAGTCGTGTTGATCAAAAAAGCGGATACACTCGGAGGAACGAGAACCGCGTTCGAAACTGTTTTCCGCGAGTACAAAAATAAATCCGTTGAGCCCGAAGTTCCGAAAACGGTACGAGTTGAAAAAGCCGAACAAACATACGATACGACAGACATAATCGGCAATGAAATGCACGTTGCCCCCTCTGACGATTTGAAAGTAAAATCGGAAACAAAAAAAATATCGGAACCGAAACAGACACAAGATGTCCGCAACAAATCGGTATACGACACTCCGATAGAACCGGAAGATAAATTGTTAAGCGCAAAATTTGTTTTCGGAGAAATCGACGCATACATTAAAGCCGTTGAAAGCAAAATTAAAACACTGGAAACCGAAACCGAAAAAAAACTGCAAGCGGCAAAAATAGATGCCGCCTATGACATCATCGCACTTTTACATCGGGGGGATTAAATGACCGAACGAAAACCCGGCTGGGAATATATCTACAGCGAAACCCTAAACCAAGAAATCGCTTGCCATATAAAAACCGGTTGGGTTTATTGTCAAGACGGAACGAAATACAGCCCGAAGGAAATAAATTTGTTAAAAGAAGCAGCAATTCCGAAAGCCGTACACGATATAAAACATCTTTTTGACGGAACAATTATAGAAGTAGGCGAGAGGAACAAAGCAAAAACGGAGCATAAAGAAAATGTTACCGAAGCATCTATCGAGGTAGACGAAAACGGAGAACCGTATATTTTTTGATTTCAACAGGAGGCAAAAATGATAATCAACAAAGGAACACTATTAGTTGTTCAGCATTGCAGACAAGGGACTTTTAAAGCAAGAGCACTAAAAACATTCGACTCGGAAAAAGAAGAATTTTACCCCTTAATGCTTGAGGATACGGCCGTTTATGGTATCAATACCGACTGGTTTAAAGGCGATGAAATACCGTGTCGTGCTTCTTTGGCAAAAATTACAATTGTTAAAGAATAAAATTTTGAGACAAATGTATTACTTATTTATCAGGACAAAAGAAAAGCTCGAGGCATATAAAGTTCGTATTGAGATTACTAAAAAACGGATTGCTTGCGGCAAAACTCCTGTATTTAATGAAATGAGCTGTGCAAAGACGAACCTTATAGAAAGCGTTCCGTTTAATGTAATTAACGGAATCTTTACGATCTTAGCTGTATTTCTTCTTAATAATATCGTGGTAAACGAAATACTAAAGATAGCTGTCGTTTTGATAATAAACAATATGTGCGGAGCGCTCGCTAACTTTATTTTTACAACGATAAAGCATGGTTTAAGAGTAGCTTTATGCAAGCGGCTTCAAATAGAAGCGAATGAAGAAAATATTGCGGCAATGGAATCACTTGAATACCAATCCGTATAGAAAGGAATAAAAGATGTGTAATTGCATTACAGGGATAAAAAAAAGCATTACAAAAATATATAAATTACATGTGAGTATTTATACGGAGAATAAAATGCTGACTTTTATCCTGAAAAAAGAATGGTATAACAAAATCAAAAACGGTGAAAAAACGATTGAATATCGAGAAGTAAAACCGTACTGGACGAGAAGATTTGAAAACGCTGAATTTAGAGGCGGTGGTATGCACTGGGATCAGGATAGAAAACTATACGTTTTTGATAATTTTTCAGCTCCTTGCTTTTTTCGATTAGGTTATACGAAAGGTCAGGTTCTCGAAGCATGGATTACAAAACTTGAAATCCTAGACGGAAAAGATACTGACCTGCATATAAATAAACCTGTATATGCAATCCATTTTGAATTAACAGGTCAATATGGAATACAGCTTTTCGGAAATAAGGGACAGAAACAGAACAAAAAAAGCGAGATACAAAAATGAATCGTCTTCTCATTGGCGATTGCCGTGATATATTACCGACGCTTCCCACGAGTAGCATACAATGTGTTGTTACAAGTCCGCCGTATTATCAATTACGAGATTATGGCGTAGAGGGTCAAATCGGACAAGAAAATTCCGTCGAACAGTATATTAATAATTTGGTTGTTGTTTTTCGTGAAGTAAAGCGTATACTGAAAAACGATGGTACGTTATGGCTCAATTTGGGAGATAGCTATGCCGGCAGCGGCAAAGGCAGAAATCAAGACGGACGGCAAGGGAAAGTAGACAACGGAAGCATACAAGAAAAATATACCGGAAGACACACAGGAAAACTGCAAAAAACACCTGCGTCGAATGGATTGAAGCCGAAGGATTTAATCGGTGTTCCGTGGAGAGTAGCATTTGCCTTACAAGAAGACGGCTGGTATTTACGACAGGATATTATTTGGCACAAACCCAATGCAATGCCGGAACCCGTTAAGGATCGGTGTACAAACGCGCACGAATATATTTTTTTATTATCAAAAAAATCTAATTATTTTTTCGACTACAAAGCAATACAAGAAAAATCCGTAACATTTGAAAACCGATTACCGGCAATAGTACGAAATCGAGAATATGGATACAGAAGTAAACTTAATAGCTTATCTGCAAGTTATAACTTTAGACGAAATGACAAGCGCGATCCTATAAAACAAACTTATCCGCAAAAAAGACTTAATCGAAAGGATAGCGATTACGATATTACAAAACGCAACAAACGAAATGTTTGGTCTGTAAACACGCATCCGTACAAAGGTGCGCATTTTGCTGTTTTTCCTCCGGCAATTATACAACCGTGTATTTTAGCCGGAAGCAAAGAAGGAGATATTATCCTCGATCCTTTTTTCGGTAGCGGTACTGTTGCCGAAGTTGCAACATTATTAAATAGAAATTGGATAGGAATTGAATTAAACCCCGAATACAAAGAATTGTACAAAGACAGATTAGGACTATTTTTGTAAATAAAATAAAAGAGGATAAAAATGAATACAAAACAAGCAAAAAAATTACGCAAACAATACAGAAAGGCGTTAAACAGTAAAGCACAAAAATATCTCAAGTACACAATTTTTGCGCTCGCACGTAAACGCGATATACTTGGAATAATCGCAATCCTCGAAGCTGTTATAATCGGCATTTTATCAATTTTATTAGTAGTTCATAAATGAATTTCGATAAATACAAAAATCGCCTAATAGAATATTTGCAACTCAAAGATATAAAAGCACAACGAGGATTAATACGTTGTTTTAATCCGAACCATGAAGATAAAAAACCGTCGTGCGAATTATTCGATGATCATTTTATCTGCTATTCCGGTAAGTGCGGCATACACGGCGACATTTACGACGCTGTGGAAATACTGGAAGGCATTACGGATAAAGCCGAACAATACAAAGCGATCGAAAGGACATTCGGCAACAATTATACACCATCGACGCTAACCGTAAAAACCGAAGAGAGATTTATTTCCGATCCCTCCGCATGTGCCGCATTGGAAAAATATCTTTTAGAAAATCCCTCTGCTGAAAAGAATATAAAAATATTTTTAAGCGATAGGGCGCATGCAAGCGGCGGAAAGCAGTCTTTATACCCTTCCGGCATAAAAGACAATTTGGTAAAATATTTTTTTTACTGGCCCGGCATCGACATTGCACGTGCGGAAATCGGTACAGACGTGCTGCGCAACGCGGGCGTTCCGCTCACCAACCCGAAAACAGGATACTCAAGCTGGCAGCACTCCGGCGTTATAATCAAACTGGGTTCCGGCTACAAATTGCATTATTATCAAAACGGTACCTGTGAAAAACGCGGTACCAAATCGTGTTCCACCTTTCCGATGCCGGGCGCAATAGACACGAGTAAACCGGTTGTACTGGTTGAGGGCGAAATGGATGCGCTTTCATGCGCGGCTGCAGGTATAGCGAATGTGTTTTCTTGCGGCGGAACAAACGGTTTAACGGCTCCTAAAATAAAACAACACCTATTACAAGTCCCTGAAATAATATTATTTTTTGATAACGATTCCGCCGGCCGCAAAGCCGCAGGCCTGGAAGCATTTGCGGAAGACGATAAACGGCAAACCAATATTCCTGAAATCATATTAAAAGCAGGATATACAGGAAAAATAAAAATTGCGGTATTTCCTGAAAAATTTTTGTATAAAGATCAAGACGCGGCCATTATAGCAGGTAAAATCGATGTCGTCAAAAAAGCAATCGAAGACGCAAAAGAATATACACCGCCGATAAAAAACAAAAAAACGAACGGTAATTTTTGGGAAGCTTACGATACTGTAAGCATTAAACGCATACAGGGCCTTTTAAAGAAAATACCGCTTGAAATTTTAGACGATAAAGACATCGAGCCGTTTGTTTTTGCATGCCAAAAAGCGTGCGGCCATTCGCAAATAAAACAGGAACTTGCAAAATGGGGCGCCGCTCCTGAATTGCTTGAAAAAGAAAACGATACCACGCCGTACTTTTTAATCGAAGCCTGTGAAAAATACGGAGTATCAAAATATTTACGTAAAGAAATTGAAAAAGCCCTTATCCCTGAAAGCGAAATACTCAAAAAAATAAAACTCCAAAAAACGATAGTTGATATAGACTTCGCCGCAATAGAAACCAATGATAACGCCTTACAATTTTTAGCGACAAAAGGCGTGCGATCGGCCGCTCAACTTGTCGCCGATGTATTAAAGGGGAAAATGATATACGTCGAAGCCGAAAAAAAACACTATTTTTTCAACGGGCACGTATGGACTCGCGAACCGGACGTTGCAGGAATATCGTATATTATTTTATGCAATATTTTACGGCATTTTTTAAAAAAACGCATAGGTAATAAAGGCGAAATATATGAACTTCTACAAAAAATCGAAGGACGACGATTTCGCGTCGAACTTGTTCAGGATTTTTCAGGACTTAAACCGGAAGTGTTTCGGGAAAGCGTTTTATTTGACGGCCCTACGGTAAAAGAATCGCTTACTTTACTTGACAGCGTGATGGATTTTTCCGGGAATAAAATAGTTTTCAGAAAATCAGAACCCGAAGAATACAGGCGCGAGCTTCTTCCTTACAAAATGGAAAGCGTTGAAAAAGCATTAAACCCCGATAAGTTTTTGGAATTTATGAAATCCAATTTCAAAAACGAAGAAACACTGCAAACCCTTATGTATTATTTGTCGCTCATTCCAAGCCGCAATACACAATACAAGTACGGCGGTATATTTATCGGGAAGACACACACTGGTAAAACGACAACAATCGAACTTTTAAAAGATATTTATATAAATATGCTTGAACGCTTGCCGTCCGATGTTTTGGTATCACAAAACCGCCGCCGACTGTCAGGAAACGAAGCAACACCGTATATAGCACGCCTTGAAGGGAAAGGTGCGGCAATCGCTCAAGAAACAGAACGTAATGGCTACCTGAACAATGCATTGTGGAAAGAATTAACCGGCGGCGATACATTAACCGCCCGCGGTCTTTATAAAGAACCGCACGACTTTATACCGACATCACAAATTATTATGTGTACAAACCATAGCCCTCGTTTCGACGCCCACGACGAGGCAACAATAGATCGTATGATTGTTATCCCTTTTTCGGTACAGCACAAAAAAGGTGAAAAAGGCACAAAATCTTTATCAACGATTTTGAAATCAATAAAAGAAGAATACCCTGCTATTATAAAATATTTTGCGCAAACCTATATCGATTTGAAATACAACTACGAAGGCGCAATACCGCTATCCGAAGAATGTAAGAATTACAAACAAAACTATGTAAAAGAACAAGAAACAGACCTCGACAAGTTTGTAAATGATAACCTCGAATTTGATATGTCCGGCAGTGCCTTTGAAAAAGTACAAACTGTTTATGAGCGTTATTTAACCTATTATAATTTATCGGCCGACGATAAAGAAGCACTTACACGCAACAAATTCGTCCGCTATCTTAAACATGATTACCTTGAAATAAATTACAAACAAAAGAAAATAGACGGCAATCCCGAACTTTGTTTTTTTAATATCCGATTGAAACCATTCGAAGGAAAAACCGAACAGCCGGCATTAAAAGACAGTTCAAAAAATGATAACCGTACTGGCATAAATAATTATGATAACTACGAAGTACCACCGGATGAAAATCCTTTCGAATAAAGGTTTTAAATGAATTTTTCACCTGTAAATATTTTGAAAATGGAAAAACAAAATTTTTCAAAAATCGATACAACAAGAGAAAAATATAAAAATTTTTTTGTTGAAATAAATATATATGCTTTTAATAATTGTTTCGCGTATGAATATAAAATAAAAATCGAAAAGATTATTAAACAAAAAAGTCCTCATCCTGACGATTTTATTTATACTACAAAAGACGCTGCGAATTCCGCAGCAAAGAAAGAAATACGAGAAACTTGTAAACAATCTCGAAAAGCACGGCGGACAATTGAAAATTTCAAAATAATAAATTATAATCAATTAGAATTATTTTAGCAAAAGGAGAAAACAAAGATGTCTCAAATTGCGAAAATGATAATTAAAGACCCTGAAGCTTTTCATGTTCTTACGGCAGATACAAAAAAAATGATTCTTTTAGCGGCAACCAACACGGTGAATATACAAGCCGCGCTCGCAAAGAAAAATGCAACAAAAAGGATAAAAGATAATTTTATTATTCGCAATACATTCACGGCGCGACAAATACAATTTGATAAAATGCCACTCGGACTGTACGGACTTAGGGTAATACATTCTACCGTTGGTATAACTCAAAAAGCGGCTTACATGGAACGTCAAGAAAAAGGCGGGCCGCATAAACCTGAAACAGGCTCAAAACTGGCGATCCCCACCGATATCGCCCGAAGCGGAAACAAAGGAAAGCCGGTTGTAAAAATGTACAGAGTAAATAAAATAAGGATGCAAAAAGTAAAAGGCCCGTTCAAAAAAAATATTGCCTCGAAAAAATCGCGACAAGTTGCACGCGCTTATATCGCATTCAAAACCGGTAAATTGATCGCATACAATAACAATCTTCATAAGGTTACCCGTTTTTCTGCACAAAACGGAAACGTGTCATTTAAATTAAAACAAATATATAATTTCTCGAAAACGCAAACTGTTACACCGCCCACTCCGTTTTTTAAGGCTTCTTGCGAAAAACCGGCAGCAGACGGACAAAAAATATTCAATTCTCAAATGAACAAACTGCAAAAATAATTTATATATAATTTTTGCCATTACAGTATCTTCTTTTTTTTCATAAACACATTGAGTGTCATCCACGTAACATTCAATTCTTTTGCTAACGATAATTTGCTTCTTCCGACAGCTCTACACCTTCGTATATAAGCGGCTTTACCTGTTAATTTGTAACGTTTTGGAAGTTGCCCTTTAAGTCTTCCTATTTGCTTTCCTTCTTTTCTTGCACGCGCAAGACCTTGTTTCGTCCTTTCTGAAATTAATGTCCGCTCGATTTCCGCCGAGAGCCCAAAAGCAAAAGCTAAAACTTTTGATTGAATGTTATCCCCAAGTTCATACCCCTCCTTTATTGCAACAACCTTTACTCCTCGTTCCAAAAGATAGTGCAATACATTTAAAATCATCATTAAACTACGCCCCAAACGTGATAACTCCGTACAAATTATTAAGTCATTTTGATTAACAACCATCAGCAAATTTCCGAGTTTTCTTTTCTCGGGGTTTTTTGTACCACTCACATACTCAGAAACCCATTGTATGTGATAGAGTTTTCGTTTTCGACAATAATCGCGAATTGCAATTTTTTGATTTGTCGTAGTCTGCTCGTCCGTCGAGACTCTGATATACCCATAAACCATTTTAATACCTCCGTACAATCTTATTATGAATAAATAATTTATGGGAACGGTTTAATTAAGCAATGGGGTATAGCTCGAACTAACGGGGGTGATACACAATACATAAATTTTTCACTGCCGTATACTGTTATTCCAGCTGTGTTTCTCACTCCGCGTTTTGACGAAAGCGGCACGGCACTTGTGGTGCAAGCATATCGAATCGATACAAATCGATTTGTTTGTAACTGTAAACAAGCAACCGAAAATTCTTATTATGCGCGGACTATAAGTTGGTCTGCTATAGGATTTTAGTATTCTATCGATTAAAATCCGATAGCAAACCAGTCAACATATCCATTGGGATAGCTACTCTTGTATTTCCCCAGAACAAAGAACCTGTTTTTTTCTACCACCCATCCAGCAGTATAATGAGGCACAGAAACTTCTGAATAGACTCCACTGTGCTGTCCACATATTAATCTCGGTATGGCAGTAAACGCAATTGGATAGTATATAGGAGTATTTAAATCGGCATTTTTCGTCACACCCCACTGTTTAATTAAACCGTTCGTTAATAACCGATAGTTAGCCACGCTAACACTACAGATTCCGACGGCCCGCCAATCGTACCGATCGTATGCTCGGATATACGCCGTAGCTCCGTCACGTTATTATTATAATAATTAAAACCTTGTACAATGCGATATGAGCTTATACTTGTATATGCCAATATATCGACGGTTGTCCCTAATCGTATATCGCCCCACTGTATCAATAAACCGTTCCTATATTTTATATAACTCGCATTTTCGCCGAAAACCTTTGTTCGTACCATGCCAGACAAGCACTCCCAACTATCCCCTGTGTAAACAAACTCATAACAGCCGCCGGCATCAAAACAACCTTTACCGACAGGCTGGCTGTCCATCGTTATAGGCTTTGCCCCCGTACCGTTAACATTAAGCGTAGGATTATCAGTCGCTATAGCATTCTTGAATTTTATTGTAATACGAGCACCTACAACCAGAACAATATTTTCAACGACAACGCTTTTTGCCTGTACGCCAGCCTCTGTATTACACACACCAAACCCTATTTGACTGATATTATACAGCCGACCAAGTCCTACTTGTTCGCCCGTTACTCCATGCGGATTGTTTTTGTTTTTTGCGTGCGCATCGGTATATGTCTTTGCATTAGCTAGAACTTCCTTATCTTTGTTTTTTGCAAAGTCTTTTGCACTAGATAAAATTTGTTCGTCGGATGAAACCCGTTCATTTTTTTCTTTGCCGACAGCGGCTAAAGTAAACCTGTTTGCCGTTGTCAGCGTTTCCGTATCTTTATTTATTCGTTCTTTGGCTTCTTCTAATACTTTTTTATCTGTATACGTTTGCGTTATCTTATTGATCGCATCCAAAGTGTCCGATTTAAATGCATCATCCGGTACCCCTGACAACGCTCCAAAACCGCCGAATGCGGCCATAAACGCAGCTTGTCTAAACCCGTTTATATCATTTATCAAACTTGCTAAAATCGGAGTACCGTCAACACTGTCTTCGCTTGACGCATTTATGGCTTTTCCTGCCGGATATTTGGGATCGGTATCATCCCTGTAGTCCGTATAATTTTCATCAATTTTTATCATATTAACTCCTTAAAACTAATCTACCCATTCAATAAATACAACTGCAACCGTGTGTACCGGTTTTATTTTTAAAATAAAATATTCAACAAACTTTCTAAAATCTTTTTTTAATTTTAATTTTTCTATATATAAAATTTCACCCTTTGAATTTCTTGCAACTCGCTTACAAACAAAAAAACAAAAACCCCAATATTTTTTATCGTTTTTTATTGAATACACTTCTGAAACGTCGTTTCGTAAAACGGTTGGATCAAATCCCCCGTCGCCGATTCTATAGCCGCATACCGCTTTTTTATTTCCACAGCACATTATTTTATTTTTACACACTGCAACAAAAACAACATTTTTTTGCCTCGGATTGCTTATTGGTACATTTTCTACAACTAAAATATCTTTATCAATGTTTTGTAATATGCTTTCCAAAAACACCGCCGATTGTCCGCCTTTATTTATCCGCCACAAAGCAGCAAGGACATTTCGTTGTTTTTCCAGTTCTTTACTCGAAAATACAACGGCAAAAACTTTTTCCCAGTCGGCAACACATCGGCTCGTTTCGGGAAACATATCAAAATAAACCTGTTCCATCTCACACCGTATATCTTCCGGTAAGACGGCAATAGCTTTTATCAATTTTCGTTTGTTGTTGTCGATCGTAAAATTAAAAGCACGTGAACGAGGAAATAACAATTTTACAGCATCAAAAAAATTGCTCAATATTGTACCCCGTTTATTGTCAGCGGTCCGAGCTTTGCCAGTTCACCGTTATCCAATGTATACATTTCAACTACGCCTGCGCCTTTTTTCATTTCAGCTGTACCGAATACGGCTTTAACAGACACCGCTATTTGATTGATAACCGTTATAATATGATTTCTCGAAATAACATTTGTGCGGTTGTTATCATCGGAAAGTCCCCGTATATACAAATCTCTATCTAAAAAATAATTTTTTAATGCGGGTTTTACGACCCGCGCAAAGTCAGCAGGAGCAATCCCCGATACATCAGTAATAACAACATCAATATCCGTTACGGTTATTGCTTTTATATTTGTGTATGTCCCGTCATTTTTTGGGTCAAGTACCGCCGTTAAAGGTCGCCGTGTAGCCTTGCCCGTTTCCGGATCATACGTACACGCTTCACCGACTTTTTTTAACAAACCGCTATCAGGAACCCGATCCTCATATACTTCAGGTATACCCGATACATACAGCAATACGCCGCCGGGTTGCTCTTTATCATTATACGGATACACATTCAACACGCCCGGAACTTCGGACGCCCAAATCCGGTAGTCCGCCAAAGCTCCGCCTTGCGGTTGCAAACGAAATCGGTTAATAACCCTATTGCGGTAACTCGATTCCAATTCGTTATCAAGTCCCACCTTTGTAACACCAGAAACCGTCGCTTCCGTTTTTATAAACCCGTACGGATTTACAAAAGTAAGCGTATCGTTTTGCTCAAGGTTTCCGGCCGTTCCTAATTCCGTACAAACAACCGATACCGTTTCTTTTGCGCGTAACAAAGTTTTTGTTTCTTCGGTTATATAAAGTTTCCCTGTTACGCCGCTTTTTAATTGTGCACCGGAATACAAAACACTTCCGATCGTCAGAACCTCAACAGCTATATTTCCACGCCATTGTACACCCGATAACGGTTCCCCGACACCGAACAAAACACCCAGTTTTACAAGCGGCCTAAGTTTTACGCCTAAAATCGTAACCTCTTGCCAATCAGCCGTTTCAGGAAACATTTGTAAAAAATACCAGCCGACCAGTTTATACAAAACAATAAAAACACCGGCAAATACCTTGCATAAAACCTTGATAAAGGACTTCGGTAAAATCCGCAATTGCGTGTTAAATTCATGTTCAAACGAACTAAGCAAAAGCTGCTGTACTTCTTCAATCGTTTTATTTTTATACGCCATGTATTCCGTTCTCCCAAAACAAAGAAAATTCTTTTTCGTATAAACTTTTACCGTTGTTTTTAATTTCAATTTTTAAGGCAAAAATATTTTTTCCCCTCGTTTTCCCCTCCGTAATAATTTCATCCGCAACACCTTCGTTTTTTAGCCATTCCAAATCAAGCACGGCCGCCGTTTCAGCTTTCCGTATATTTTTTACACTCAAAGGCAAGCCCGTAATTATGGCTTGAAAACGCGAAATCATTTTTTCACCTTCCGGTGTTTCTCGCAATGTGTTGGCCCACCATGTACGCCGGTT